AGCGCCGGTCTCTCCCCTGGATCGAAGAAAACCCTGGGAGGTGGTCGAAATGTCCCGACCGAGCCTCCGTGTGGCAGACGCCGACGACGCTCCTCGAGCCCCCCACGCCAAGATCGCCGACGCGCTCGACGGCACGGGTCGGGACGTGCTCGCGTCGATGCGCTTGGCCCTGGCGAAGAAGCTCGATGCCGGTGAGGTGTCGTCCAATGCGATCGCGTCGGCGTACAAGGAGCTGCGCGAGCTGGACCGGCAGATCCGGGCGATGGACGCCGCCGATGAGCAGGAGGCAACGCGCCGTGCCGACGTCAGCCGCTCTCGTCGATCGTTCGAGACTTCCGCTCTCTGAGGTCGCCCGGCATGTCGTGATCCCGGAGGGGATCGTCGACACGCTGTGGTTCGAGGTCGAGGAGCGCTGCCGGGACTTCGGCGACGAGTTCGACGCCTGGCAGGACGGGCTGGGGCAGGCGATCCTGGGCCTGCGCGCTGACGGGACGTTCGCCGCGACGGTCGGCGGCATCACGCTGTCGATCCCTCGCCAGGTCGCGAAGACGTTCATCGTGGGTCGGATCGTCGTGGCGCTGTGCACGATGTTCCCGGACTTGACGGTGCTGTGGACCGCTCACCGTGGCGACACGGCGACGATGACGTTCCAGCGGCTCAAGGGTGTGGTGCTGCGTCCGGCGGTCCGGGGCTACCTGCGGGCGGGCAGCAACCTGGGCACCGCGATCCGGGACGCGAACGGTGAGCAGCAGATCCCGTTCGCGAACGGTTCGGTGATCATGTTCGGTGCCCGGGAGTTCGGGTTCGGTCGTGGCTTCGACCAGATCGACGTCGAGGTGTTCGACGAGGCGCAGATCCTGACGGAAAAGGCGCTCGAGGACATGGTCGCGGCGACGAACCAGTCCCAGTGGATGCACGGCGCGTTGTTGTTCTACATGGGCACTCCCCCGCGGCCGGCTGATCGCGGTGAGGCGTTCACCCTGCGCCGTGCCGAAGCCCTGGCGCTCAAGCGTGCGGACGAGAGGCACGCAGGAGACTTCGCGGGTGTCGTCGAGGCTGGCGACGCCGTGTACGTCGAGTGCTCGGCGGACGGCAACGTGGGCCGCCCGGGTGGTCCGTCGCTGGACGACCGTCGGCAGGTGGAGAAGGCGAACGCCTCGTTCCCGCACAGGACGCCCCCGGTGTCGATCAAGCGCTTGCGGAAGAACCTGCCCGGTGACGACTCGTGGCGCCGTGAGGGTTTGGGCGTGTGGGACGAGGAGACGTCGACATCCCCGCTCATCTCGGCGGCCTTGTGGGAGCTGCGCAGGGTCGAGGTTGCACCTCCTGACGGACGCCCGGCCTACGGGGTCAAGTTCTCCCCGGATGGTGCGCGGGTATCCCTGGCGGCGGCGGTGCGTCGTGACGACGATGACGCGCCCGTGCACGTGGAGGTCGTGAAGTCGGCGCTGACGTCGGCAGGCACGAAGTGGCTTGTCGACTGGCTGCGGATGAGGTGGCGCTCGGCGTCCGTGATCGTGATCGACGGGAAGTCCGGCGCCGGGACGTTGGTCGACAAGCTCCTCGCGGCCGGCGTACCGCAGCGCGCGATCGAGGTCCCGACGCTCGAGCAGGTCATTACGGCGCACGGGACGTTCCTGGACGACGTGCACACGGGTGGGCTCACGCACTACGGCCAGGAGGGTCTGACCTTCATCGTCGCCCACGCGACGAAGCGCCCGATCGGTCCTCGGAACGCGGGCGGTTGGGGATGGCAGCCCATCGGTGACGACGTCGACGTGACGCCGTTGGATGCGGCGACGATGGCCCACCACGGGGCGCGGACAAGCAAGCGGAAGCCCGCGACGCGGGCCGGCGAGGGTCGAAGGGCGGTGATCATGTGACGGACGAGCGGATCACCCTGCCCGGCGTGTCTGATGAGGTCAACGACACGATCGCGCGGCTCAACGCGCAACTGAACGCCCGTGAGCCGCGGAACCTGCTGCGCGCGTCGTACTACGACGGCAAGCACGCGATCCGCCAGTACGGGTCGATCATCCCGCCGCAGTTCTACCGGCTGGGGATCGTGCTCGGATGGTCAGCGAAGGCCGTGGACGTGTTGGCGCGCCGCTGCAACCTGGACCGGTTCGTGTGGCCCGATGGTGACCTGGCGTCGCTGGGTTACCGGGAGTTCGCGGACGGCAACCAGCTGAACGCTGAGGTGTCGTCGGGGATCGTGTCGTCGCTGATCCACGCCACGTCGTTCCTGGTGAACACCCAGGGTGACACCGACAAGGGTGAGCCGAAGTCTCTGCTGCACGTCAAGGATGCCCGGAACGCGACGGGGACGTGGAACGCGCGACGCCGCGGGCTGGACGACCTGCTGTCGATCACCGGTCGCAACGAAAAGGGCCGGGTGTCGGCGCTGGCCCTGTACCTGGACGGGGAGACGTACACGGCGCAGCGTGACGCTGACGGCGGGTGGGTGGTGGAGCACCAGACGCACCCGTGGGGTGTGCCGGCGGAGCCGTTGGTGTACAAGCCGCGGGTGGGGCGTGCGTTCGGGTCGTCGAGGATCTCCCGGGCCGTGATGAGCTTGCACGATCAGGCGCTGCGGACGGTGATCCGCATGGAGGCCCACAACGACATCTACGCCATCCCGGACCTGTGGATGTTCGGCGCTGACGCGTCGATCTTCCGCAACGCGGACGGGACGCAGAAGGCGGCGTGGCAGGTTGTCATGGGCCGCATCAAGGCGATCCCGGACGACGACTCGCAGGCCGACCCGCGTGCGGACGTGAAGCAGTTCCCGGCGTCGTCCCCGCAGCCGCACATCGACTCCCTCAAGCAGCAGGCGATGTTGTTCTCTGGTGAGACGTCGATCCCGTTGACGTCCCTCGGGGTGTCGGACATGTCGAACCCGACGTCGGACGGCTCCTACATCGCGTCCCGTGAAGACCTGGTCGCTGAGGCTGAGGGGGCGACGGACGACTGGTCTGTGCCGTTGCGCCGGGCCGTGGTCCGGGGGCTCGCGATCAACAACGACCTCAAGGCCATCCCCCCGGAGTGGGCGACGATCGACACGAAGTGGCGGTCCCCGATGTACCTGTCGCGGGCCGCTGCGGCCGACGCCGGCGCGAAGCAGATCGGGGCGGTTCCGTGGCTGGCTGAGACGGAGGTCGGCCTCGAGCTCCTCGGCCTGGACGACCAGCAGATCACCAGGGCCATGGCGGATCGTCGTCGCGCGGAGGGTGCGGGCAGGCTTGACGCGTTGCGGGCGCTCGCGGAGAGGGTGAACGCCGGTGGCGGACCCGTCGCGAGTGGCGCCTGATCTTCGCCAGGGTGTCGATGACCTGAGCATCCTCGCGGCGGCCGAACTTGGCCCCGTGTGGGCGGGCCTGGGTGATGGTGACCCGGCGTCGGTGCGCGCGGTCCTCATGGATGTCACACCCGACCTGGTCGCCACATACGGGTCGGCGGCGGCGACGTTGGCGGCCGACTGGTACGACGAGCAGCGGGACGTGGCCGGGGTCACGGGTAGGTTCCGTGCGATCCCGGCGAGCATCCCCGACACGGGTGCGTTTGCCTTGGCCGGCTGGGCGACGTCGAAGGCCACGAACGCGGCGACGCTGCGCGGGCTGGTCGAGGGCGGGTTGCAGCGGCGGATCGCGAACCACTCACGGCAGACGATCATGGGTTCGTCGATCGCAGATCCCCGTGCCCTCGGGTGGCAGCGCGCAGGGTCCGGGGACTGCAAGACCGGGTTCTGCGACATGCTCATCGCCCGCGGCGTCGTCTACACCGAGAAGACCGCCGACTTCGGCGCACACGACCACTGCAAGTGCTACGCGGTGCAGGTGTTCACCGGCCAGGAGAAGCCCGTGCAGCCGTTCGTCGGCTCGACGCGGCGCATCTCCGACTCCGAGCGCCGCAAGCTCGAGGAGTACCTGCGCGAGAACTACCCGCGCCCCTGATCTCCCCGCCACACGGCGGGTCACGCCCACGCGCAGCGGTCAATGCGCGGCCCACGAAGGAGCAGTCCCATGAGCGACCCCACCCCGAACCCGTCGACCCCTGAGGGCGGTAACCCCCCCAGCGGAACCACGCCCACCGCTGGCGACGAGTTCAAGCCGATCACCTCGCAAGGCGACCTCGACCGGATCATCGGCGAGCGCGTCGGGCGGGAACGTGCGAAGTACGCCGACTACGCCGACGTCAAGGCCAAGGCCGCGACGGTCGACCAGGTGACGGCGGCAGCCGAGCAGAAGACCAAGGAAGTCGAGGCAGCTCTCGCTGGTGTTCCGGCGAAGGTCACCGAGACCCTGCGGTCCCACCTCGTGACCGTGCACAAGATCGACGCGGCGGACGCTGAGCTGTTCCTCACCGCGACCGAGCCGGAGACCCTGCTCAAGCAGGTCGAACGGCTCACCGCGCGTGGTGCCAGCCCCAACCTCCGCGTGCCCCGCGAGGGCACCCCCACCGGTGACCCCAAGGCCGACGAGGAGCGCGCAGCGGCGCGCAAACTCTTCGGCTCAGGTGCCGCCTGACGCTCTGAGAGGAGCACCCGATGGCTGTCTTCGACACCACCGACGCCGCAGTCCTCATGCCCCGCAACATCGCGGACGGCATGGTGACGGCGTCCCGCACCCTGTCCACCGTCGCCAAGCTCTCGGCTCGTGAGCCGCAGCGGTTCGGCGAGACCGACTACATCGTGTTCAACGACTTCCCCAAGGCCGAGTTCGTCGAGGAGGGCGCCGACAAGGCGGCCACCGGCGGCGGGTTCTCCTACGTGACCGCCAAGCCCCACAAGGCCCAGGTCACGATGCGGTTCAACCAGGAAGTCCAGTGGGCCGACGAGGACTACCAGCTCGGCGTGTTCCGCGAGCTCGCGGGTGCCGGGCAGGTCGCCCTATCACGTGGCCTGGACCTCGGCCTGTACCACCGGATCAACCCGCTCACGGGTGCGGTCATCGCCGGGTGGGACAACTACGTCACCGCCACGACGAAGGCCGTCACGCGGACGACCGACGACGCGGACGCGGACTTCCGTGAGGCCGTTGGCCTGCTCGTGAACGCGTCCCCGGCGTGGCCGATCAACGGTGCGGCGATCGACCCGAAGTTCGCGTGGGACCTCGCGAACCTCATGGAGATCACCGGTGACGGTGGAGCCTCCACGGGCCGGCAGCGCTACCCGCAGCTCGGCTTCGGCACGAACGTGGAGAACTTCCTCGGTCTGCCGATCGCCCAGGGCGACACCGTCTCGGGCACCCCTGAGGCCACCGACACCGGCGTCCGCGCCATCATCGGTGACTTCCAGAACGGGATCCGGTGGGGCGTGCAGCGCGACCTGCCGGTCGAGCTGATCCGCTACGGCGACCCGGACGGCCAGGGCGACCTCAAGCGCAAGAACCAGATCGCCCTGCGCCTGGAGATCGTCTACGGCTGGTACGCCTTCGTCGACCGCTTCGCGAAGATCACGGTCGCGGTCGGTTCCTGATCTGACCGATGACCCCCGGCCGGGCGCGTGCCCGGCCGGGGGTCCTCACAGGAGGGTGGTGAGCGCTCGTGAGCGTCACGCCGGACACGATCGCGACCGCCCTCGGCCGTGAGGCCCCGGGGACTTCGACCCCCGAGTATGACCAGTGGCTGATGTGGGTCGCTGACGCCCTCATGCTCATCGAGGCGCACTTCGGTTCCACGGTCTACGCCGACATCGACCTCACTCGCCTGGACTACGTGGTGCGTGAGGCCGTCGTGGCGCAGGTGCGTCGCCCGGACGACGCGACGTCGGTCGAGGTCGCCGTGGACGACGGCCGGGAGTCGCGCAGGTACTCGACCAGTCGTGGGCGGGTGACCATCCGCGACGAGTGGTGGGACCTGCTGGACCCGTCCGCGTCGACGACGCCCAACGGTGCGTTCTCCGTGGACACGGCGACGGTGACGACCCCGCTGCACGCGGACATCTGCTCCCTGAACTTCGGTGCCACGTACTGCTCGTGCGGGGCGATCCTGACCCTGGCCCTGCCGCTGTACGAGCAGTCGCCCGGGACGTGGTAAGCGTGCTCGGCGACGCGATCGCTGCGGCCCTGCCAGGGCTGCGCGCGCAGGCGGAGTCCCGCATGTACGACTCGTGCGTCATCGTCGACCTGGGCGACCCGGTGACTGCCGCATCCGGTGCGGTGACGGTCCCCGGCGAGGTCGTCTACACCGGCAAGTGCGAGGTGTCGACCTACGAGCCCTACGAGCGGACCCCTGAGGCCGGCGGGACGACGTCGACCGTGCAGCGGTACAAGGTGAAGGTCCCGGTCGGGTCCTACGTCCCGGAGGTCGGGCAGGTCGTAGAGATCACGGCGTCCCGGTTCGACCCGAATCTGGTGTTCCGTCAGTACCGCGTCCAGGGCCTGCTGCACAAGTCGGCGGCGACCGCGTATCGGCTGCTCGTGGACGAGTACGTCGGCGAGACGATCGTGTGGGACGGGGGGTCCTGACGTGGCCTCCATCGACGACCGCGAGGTTCGCGAGTTCGCTGCTGACCTTCGCTCGGCCCCGCAGCGAGTGGTGGACAAGGTGCCCGGGATCATCAAGAAGGGGGCCGTCGAGGTCAAGAAGCAGATGGTCGCCGAGATGCGCGGGTCGTCGTCGTTCCGCTCCGTCGCGTCGTCGATCTCGTTCGACATCCTCGATGGGGGGTTCACGGCGGAGATCGGCCCGGTGTCCGAACCTGGTCCGCGTCCCGGTGACCTGACGTCGATCGCGTACTTCGGTGGCGTGAACGGCGGCGGAGGCACGGTCCCGGACCCGAAGGGTGCGCTCGAGGCTGACGCGCCGCGGATGGAGCGGGTCCTCGCGGATCTGCTGGGAGACGTCTTGTGAGGGCCGAGCTCGAGGCCCTGCGGGTGAAGGTCGCCACCCTGAACCGTCTGGCGTACCTGGGCGCGGTCTCGGCGGGGACGACCATCCCCGCGGCCTACTACCTGATCGAGCTGGCGTCGGGTGCGCGCCCGGATGACCTGCCGCTGTCGGATGCGTCGTCGGCGTGGGATCTGGCGGTGCGGGTCAAGTCGGTGGGCGTGACGTTCGAGCAGGCCATGACGTACCTGGACGCGGCCCGGACCCTGCTGGTGCCGCGGGGTCGTGTCGGCGCCCTGACGGTGACGGGCCGCGGTGTGACCCTCGTGTTCGAGCGGCACGAGTCGGACTACATCGACCGGGACGTGTCACCCGCCAAGTGGATCTCCCTGGACACGTTCACGCTCTCGTCCGTCCCGGCCTGACCCCTTCTGCCCCCCGACCCCTTCCGAGAGGGAGTGCTTCGCCATGCCCCTGATCGACGCCTACGACACCCGCACGGGCAAGCGTGTGGTTGTCCCTGACTCATGGATCGGTCACCCGGTCCTGGGTCGCGGGTACGCGCTGACGCCCCCGTCCCCGAAGACTCCACCGCCTGCCGCGGTGGTTGCGGTCCCGGCCCGCACCTCGCGGCGCCAGGCCGTGCAGGACGCCACCACCGCTCCCGCGGTGGTGGAGGAACTGGCCCCGGCTGCCGGGGACACAGAACAGGAGAGTGATCCCCGATGCTGACCCTCGCTGACGGCCGTACCCGGCTGACGATCCTCACGACGGCCCCCGCCAACCCGAACGCCATCGACACCGCGGAGCTTGCCGCGGGGATCGAGGCGGCGGACTTCATCAACAAGTCCGACTTCCGCATGTCCCCGACGAACCCGGACGTGGTCCCGGACCAGCCGCTGTCGCAGCGGGGCAACGC